TCATTAAACTCCGCTACAGTAAGACATCTAACTCCATATTGATCTCCAGTTTGAGGAGTTATTATAGTATAAGTCGGGTAACTAATATTAAATCCTTTGAATGGCATAAAATATTCTCCTATCCTATTTTAATGTTTTTAATTTATCCTAAAAGAAATGACGATTAATATTTTAGAGGGTGTCCATTTATATAGGACACCCTCTTTTTAAACTTTGTAATTTATATTGCCGAGGATGTTCCTTTAATTGATGGAGCCGGAGTTCCTATATCAGGACTCGCATCATCATTCATATAAGTTACAACAGGCTTACCACTAGTAAATGCTCCACTATAAGTAGACGCTAATGCTTGACATTGCTTTCTTGTAAAACCTTCATGGTATAAAACATCTACGCTAAAATCTATATCCAATTCTAGTTTATCTATAGCTGTTAAATCGTGACCAAACATATCCGTTGGATCTTTAGTTGGAAACATTCCGGTTGCTAAACTATGATAACTAACCGAAAATCCGTCTGGTTTTGTTGTCCAATAATACATAGACGCACTTATATCCGATTTTGTAGGAGTTTTTCCAGTAACACTAGGAACGGCTCTAGTTACACCAGCTCTATAATCTCCAATCATTTTAACCCACGCATGGATAATAGAATGAACTGGGGTACCAGACATTTCCCAGAATTTTAGAGTAATAGTATTATCCCAATCTACGTTAGTTGGATAAAACCATCTAATCCCACCAAGACCCTGAAATTCTGCTTTATTCACAGTTGCTCCAGGAATAGTTACTGATGTTACTAACGATTCTAGTACATTAGTTACACTATCATACTGTGTAGCAACTTCGGATAATACAGTATCCAAGTTAGGAAAATGTTGAAATTTAATAAAATGATATCCTGTTATATATGGATCTACAGCTACATCCGAATTATTCGAACCCCATCTTCTACTGAATCTGTTATTTCCAGACAGTACTGTACCATTAAATGCGTTTGGCGCATAATTACTTGCCATATTCTTTTCTCCTTTAAATATACAATTTTAAATTTATCCTGTTAATTATAAAAAACGAGGGGAATCATAGATAGATTCCCCTCTCTACCCAAACATTATTACTTAATAAAGAAATTGAGATAAATCTGTTCTATAACTTTTGTAGGAACTAAAGTTATATTAACATGTATCTGCTTGGCCTTTAATTCATATTCGGTTGCACCAACTTCAACGTTAAAGCTTCTTAAACCTCTTCGACCTTGTATAACTTTCAGAAAGCTAGTAACTTGAGCACTAATTGCATCCCAAACTTGAGCATCGTTTAGTTCAAAAATATAAAACTGACAGAACTGTTCTATAGCTTTTTGACAATACAATACTAAACGAACAACATTTAAATCTTGTAGAGCCGTTGGTCGTCTCTGCGATGTCAATTGTCCAAATACAGTATCTCCGAGATCTGCAAATCTAACAATTGGATTTAGCTGAACTAAATAAAGTCTATCGCGTTGAGATAAATTAGGACTATATCTAAGTTCGTCAATATTAGAAATTGCGGCTCTATTAAATCCAGCTGGAGCATACCAAATTTCACCAACTTTATCGTTATACGGAATTATTCTAGCCATATGAGCTACAGGAGTAATCCATATATCTCTTCCAGTATATTCGTCAAATACCTTTGTATATCCCTCGTAAATAGCAACTCTATAGGTATTCAACCCATTTGTTTTTTTGTCTGCAACAGGAGAAACTCCACCAATAGCTCTACCTGCTCTACTAGCTAAAGCTGCATCCAATTTTGAGTTATCGAAATTATCTATTATACCCACACAATCGCCTCTACGCTCACATAGTTTAGCAAGAGCACTCTTTACAGCAGTCGAAGGATAACCACCATCGAATGCTACCGTGAAAAACGTTATCTCTTTATCTAAAACTTCATTTACATAGAGATTTTCACTCGGATCCGATTGATTAGTATTTAAAGTCCCATTATAAGCCCTAATCATCAAAGCTTTTGCCCCGTTATCCTCAGTAGTTACAATATTACCATCCGAATCTATTAAAGACCCATCGCTACCATCTCTTAAAGCTATTCCACTAGTTGCTTCAAATGGTTGTGAGAAGTCAGCTCCGTTGTCTATAGCCCATTTACATTGTTCCGCGCTAGCTAGACATCTTATATATCTGGAATTTCTATTAATAACATCTTCTATCCACATAGAATCCCCAGAATTATCCAAAGTCTTGGAATTAAATGAAATCTCAAATCTTTCTATTTCTTGAAAATCTGGAACAAACCCTACGACTACATTATCCTCATTCACACTATCCGTTCTAGTACTCTGTTTAATTAATACAGATACTTCATAAATAGCATCTTCTTCTTGTTTATAGTTATAATCTGGAAGAACATAACCCAAAACAACTCCATCCTCTAAAGCATCATATTCGGTTTTACTGATTGTATTAATTAAAGTTCCGATTAAGTTACCTGGAAATTTATATGTTACTGGATCTGTATTCAGTCTGGCTCCATCGGATTTAAAGAATGGTGCTTTTCCTGGCATCTCTATATTAATCAAAAACTTATCGTTATTAGACGGAGTCAGGATTTCAGTAGAATCTGAACCATACCAAGCCCCTCTTCCTATCGTATAGAATGCGCACAAACCGTTGTACAATTCGGAGTCAAAATCGGCTAATTTACTAGAGATGGCATCTTTATTTTTCATAGAACCATCAACAACCCAGTCAGTATAAACATCAGCTGTAGTATCGTCTAAACCACCAGTAACAGATGCGTCTGTTAATAAAAATAAAGTTGGGAATGTGGCGTCTGTTGGCAATACTCTCATTACGTACAAATTATCTGATTGTTCCAAAAATGCAGCTGCAACATAAGGACCAGATCCCCAATCTTTTCCAACATAATTAATATTAGGTTCACCAAAATCTTTGTAGAAATCTACTGAATTTGTGTATATCAAAGTATTGTCTGGGCCCTGCTCGCAAAAGAACGGAATAAATCCTATAGTAGAAGGTACACTTCTAACATACTCGCTTAAATCTATTATTTTACTAAAAACTCCTGGCGAAACATATTGTGTTGCTACCATGTTAACAATCCTCCTAAATTTATCATATTACCGAATGTATTTAAATTTCTGTTAAATTCGGATCATATTTACAATTTGTCCTGAATAATTTTCGACATTTTTCAATAAAATTTATTATATATATTAAATACTGATGAAAGATTTTAATTTTTTCAGGAGGATTTTAATTATGAAAGTGTACACAATATCTGGGAAAAATATGGAGGTTTTGAACCAATTAAAAATTGATAAGAGTAGTAAATTTGACAATTATCAATATTTGGTTTTGGGAGGAAAGAGACAAAAAAAAGAGAGAACTCTGGTGAAAATAACAGTAGGTCAGAATGACCTATCGATGGTTGAAAATGGGTTTATAAAATCTTCAACAGAGATAAATTGGGGAAAAAAACATTTACCGTTTATTGTAAGACCTAAAGAGGAAAGAAATGGATGTATTTTCTTTCTTGATTATATTAACGGAAAAAGGACAGACAATAATATAAAAATAAAAATATTGTCAAGTAATTCAAAATTTATAAAACTATTAGGAGTGAATGTATGCGATGATGAACAATTTGGAGAGGCTCTTCCGCATATTCAAGCTTTCGGTAGAATTATGAAAGGAGACATTCTCGCTTTTCAAAGAGGAAATGGTGTGGATATTAAAACTATCGTAATAGAATTTTCCAAAGAAATCGTTTTAAATACCATTCCAGGAATAATACAAGATTCGACTTTTTACACAGTATTCGAAAATAATGTCGGAGAACCCAGATTCATACAAAAACGATCCCTGTAATTTATATAATAAAATTTTCTATTTAAAAAAGGAATACTAAACAATTATGAAAAATTATCTTTTTTCGTATAGATCGATATGGTGTTTAAAAAAGAGAATATATCATCTGTCTCTTTTTGATAATTCCATTAAAGAGTTAGGATGTATAAATAATTCTCATATACAGACGTATAACCAGAAAGAACAAACTACATTAAGAGAAAACGTAAATAATACAATTTCTCAGATAATAGAATATGCTAAACCATATAACTCAAAGGTATTGATTGGATTCGAGTTGCCATTGAGATTATTAGAGGATACGTATGGAAAGAGCATACAAGTCGCTTTCCTATCTAAAGAAACCGCAGAATATTTTACAAAAACCGCCATAGAATATTTAAAAACAGCACAAGAAAGAAGAAAAGAATTTATTTTAGAATTAATGGGTTTATTAATGGAAAGCGGATATCCGATAAGTCCATATGAGCTAAAAGAAAGGACTGTCAAAAAAATTTATGAATATGATTTTCTTGATATAGCCGACCAACTAGTATTAAATCATCCGGATCGGTTCAGCGATGAAAAAGAACCGATAAATCTTATAAATAATACCGCTTCCACGATAAAAATAAAAGAAGATTGGGTATTTAATTTTATAAATACAATCGAGAAGGAAGATGAATGTTATCTTCTGGATCCTGAAAATAACCCAGGATTTATAGAAGACTATCATCCTTTTTGTGGGATAATTACAAACCCACAAACTCCTCAAAATATAATTGAAAAAGCCCGAAAATTAAATTGGAAAATTCTTCCAGGAAAGAGAGAAAAAATTTCCTATAGAATAAGGTATACTTAAAGGAGGGGGATCAATTGAGAATTAAAATACTTTGTACAATATTAGTTTTACTAATTTACATGTCTATAGGATCTATTATTTACGATATATTGTATACATATGAATCTACTTATTCCCCATCACAGATAAAAGACATAAATTTATTTATTATAATTAAATCATTAAATAGAGGAGTATTAGAAAATTTAATATCAACATCATTTTCAATTATATTATTTTGTTTGTGGTGGAGAGAAATATGGAATTTTTCAGAATCAATAAAACAAAAACTTCTTGTAATGTGGAAAGATCTCTGATTATATATCTCACAAAAGTAATCAAATCTAAACTCTACAAAAGATAGTACAAGTCAATATTAAACTAGAAAATAACGCTGGAATAATTCCAGCGTTATTTTTTACTAATTTTTAGAAAAATACATACCAATTAAATACTAATTCTACCTGGTTGTCTTTTCTCATAGTTGGAAAGGTTACTCTGGCAAACATCTCTACTTTAGTAGGAACTGGACTTATTGTGTTTCTATCTGCAAAAAATAAACCCGCTTCATTTATTTCTTGATATGAATCAGGATCAGGAATTCCGGAATCATTATTAGCTTCATCGGCTGTTAATGTAGTTACTATTTTAGCTATTATTCTTCTATCATTCGGAGAAGAAAGTCCGATAGAGGATATATCATCATCCAAAGTAAATTCCGGATATCCAGAATCGAATTTATGATATTCCTTCCCACCAACAGTTACATAGTTCATACCAGACTCTATAACACCATGAGAAGATAATGCTGTGTCTTTTAAAGATGGAGAAGTTGGGGTTAATGGATGTCCAGAAGGAGCCCCACCAGTCCCTATTGCAAACCAAGATATAAACAAATCTTTATACGGATATACCTCATCATAATTCTTATCAAACGCTCTCTGTATTAACCATCTCCTCCCCCTATATACTACCAAATTAGAGATATCCGATAATAAATATAACTTAGTATCTCCAACTTTTCTCTCAAAAATCTGAACCTTTCCTAGTATAGGTTTATCCGAAACAGATCCATTAGAAAACCTATCAACTACAATTTGTCTATCTTCGAATGTAACTTCTTTCTTCATAACGTTCATATCAATCTCCATTATTTTTTAATTAGCAATTCTTAATTCTATTTCTATACTATCTAAAATTGTAGATGA